CACTATGCAAACTCGGTCGAGCGCCAGGTTATCCAGGGTAACCCGATTGCAGGTGGTATTTCGACTATTCGTTTCGAGAAGAAGGGCGACCTACTGAGCTATGTGTACCTGACCGCCAAGGATTCCAACGGTTCTTCTATTGCCCAGCTGGACTGGACCAAGGTGATCGACAAGGTTGACCTCTATATCGGTGGACAGATTGTCGATACGCACGATATCGAGTACATGACTGACATCGAGCCCGTAACTGGTGCTCAGACCTATTCTCAGCGTTACCTCAATACGACGAGTACAAGCTTCAACAACCAGAAGATGTCCTTCTTGCCAATGAAGTTTTTCTTCTGCAAGGACTGGTCCGTGAGCTTGCCCTTGATTGGCCTGCAGTTCCATGATGTGGAGCTGCGCATCACGTGGTCTTCGTACCTGAACCAGGGTATAAATATGAATGGCATCTTTGCCACCACGGTCCAGACCCAGGTTTCGACCCCTTCTATTACGACTTCCTCTATTCCACAGGCGACCGCAAACGTGTTTTCAGATGTACTTTCGAGTAATACTGTTGCAAACGTTACTATTACCCAACAGACTGGTCCCATATTCCCGGGGATGCTCATGACCCCCCAGTTCTCGTCACCTTCTTTCAACATGCTCACGAACGTGGCTGTCGTTCAGTCGTTCTCCAATATCACGGCACCAAACGCGACTTCCAACATCTCTGTAGTATTTTCGAACGTGGCCAATGTAATCTCTTATGCTTCGAATGTCGTGTCCCTCTTTGCCCCGACAGTGTCTGCCAAGGTGGTTTCCCCGGCTGCTGGTGCTGGAATTACCATCGGAACTAGCGGAACTTCTACTTTCACTCTCGACCAGATTACTAGCCCTACGACTGGTTCTATAATTCTACCTGGAATGTACATTTACGGACTTCCGGTGCCTTCCGGACAGGTGACGGTATCTTCGTGGGTGCCTCCGAATGTAACCCTGACATTCTCGGTTCCTCCACCAGCTGCCGTAACTGTGCCTCTTAACACGACCATATCCTTCCTCTCGAACGTGCTCACCACTACCACGACGACCTCAAATCCTTCTTCTTATGCTGGTCTCCAGTACCAGGCCTGGGCCAACTTCACCTATCTCGACCAGGGCGAGCGCGACTGGTTCGCCAAGACCAAGCAGGACCTGCTCGTCACGCAGGTGCAGCGCGTGGTCATGGGCACCAACCCCATCCAGGAGCTCGCTTTGGCCCAGCCGGTAAAGTTCATCGCCTTTCCTTGTGTGAACTACAATACTCTGTATAACCTCGGAAGCGGTTCGGCCGCAGCTCTGAACTACCAGCTCAAGACCCAGGTGAACGGTGTGGATGTTGGTGACTCCCGCCACATGACCCACTGGATCGATATTCCCCAGTACTACAACACGCCTTTCGGCTATGCTCACAATAATAACACGGCAAATGTTGCCATCATCTCATACTGCCTCGATACTTCGAAGCTCCAGCCTACTGGCACTCTCAACTTCTCTCGCCTTGACACCTACCGCCTCGTGGTCCCCGCGGCACTCACGAACGGCGTGCTCGGGCTCGCAGGACCCGTCCCTTATCCGGTCAACTACCTGTACGCCGTTTCTTATAACGTGTTCCGGATAGAAAGCGGCCTCGGCTCACTGCTTTACGCAAACTAAACCAAATTTTAAAATTGTTGAATCTCAATGCAGTTGTGGCACTGGCTTCTTTTGTTGGGTCTTGTCTTTTTGATAACTTACAACCCACGCACGGGAAATGTCGTGAAATATTTTACCACGCCTCTATCAGTAGAGGTTGAAAATGCCTCGAGAAAGACACAAGGCGATAGCAATACCGATTAGCACGATCAATGATGTCAAGCAGTTTCTTATCGTTCATGACAGGCGATATAGGGAATGGACGTTTGTCACAGGCGGGTGTCGCCGACGCGAGATTTACAACCCACTTCGTTGTGCGGTTCGAGAACTCGAAGAAGAAACACGAGGAATCATAAACCTGAAGAGAGGTACGTACACCTACTTCAAGTTTTTGACCAACACCCCAGAGCCCAGGGATATAGAAGATGGAGTCGATGTGATAAACCACTATCACGTTTACATTTTCGACCTCCCAATGACTTCTATCGAACACAGACACATTGTCAAGCGGTTCACAGAAGAGAAGGAGCGCATGGAGACTGGTAACATTCCGTTTCGAAAGAACTATGATGAAAATGACGACTGTAAATTTGAAAGCATAGATGAGATTTCTCATCGACCAAACCTCTGGCCCATGATACGTCAGCACGTGCTTGGAAACCCAGAGTTTCAGCAGGCTCTCAATACGACCCACAAGACAATATTCAATCTCAGGGGACCTTAGGACCGGAGGTCCCTGCCCGCGCCGCAAGCGATAACCTTTTTTCAAAGGATTAACATAATGACGCGAAGCAAACTAGAGTTTGCGACGATCTTGGCATCTCTCCTCAAGGATGGATCGGATCCTCAGAAACTTGCAAGCGAAATGAGTCTTCGGAAACTGTGCTACGAAATAGAGCGCCTTGAGCAGGAGGCTGAGGATGCCAAGGCGGCTGCACCTGCGCCAAAGAAGGTTCCCCCGCCAAAAGAGAAGGGAGGTGGGAGGCCATTCTGGTCTTGGCTGACTCACGACTCCTCGGATGATGACTAAAGGTATTTTGATCCAAAATTTCTCGGATCACGTTAGGGTTAATCAATTTTGATCCAAAATTGAAGGAGTCTTAGAGACTAGAACCTAAAATAAAGTAATGGAAAAGTGGCGCGTACCAAGTGGTTCGGCGACACACCTCTTGATGGATGGTGGGACCCTGGCAGTCCCTCCGGAAGATACCACCGAGTTTTATGAGAGATGTATCTCTCTCATCAATTCTGGATCAAAATTGTACGTCGTTGAGCAAAAGACAGATAATTTCAAGTTTTTCGTAGACTTTGATTACAAGGCTCCGGAAAAGTTGGAGGATTCAGATCTTCTTCAATTTTGTTCCATAATTCATGCGGCAATTGGGAAACCCGGAAGATGTCTCATAGCTCGGGCCAGGGTCAGGCCTGTGGGTGAAGGTCTCTTGAAATCTGGGGTCCATATCCACTGGCCAGATTTAGTTGTGAATCGGATCGATGCTCTCAATTTTAGATCAAAAATCATAACCAGTCTAGGGGATGGACCTTGGGACAAGGTCATTGACGCGGCAGTCTATGGAGGATCGGGTCTTCGCATGCTCTGGTCCCATAAGAAACCCACGGGTGACCCGTACATACCATGGAGGGGGACGGATTCCAACCATGAATTTACTCGTGAGTTTTCAAAGATACCGAACGTCGAAACACTGGCACTCTTTGCCGTGCGCACGAATGAGGCTATACGTGAGGCTGAGATCCTTGAGAATATCGCGCCTCTCGAGAAGATTGTTCGCAAGTACTTGAAGGGTCAAGAGAATGCACGTATCAAAAAGGTTCAGAGACTTGACCATGGAGTGTGGTTTGCTCAGACGGATTCCAAGTGGTGTCAGAACATTGGTCGTGAGCACAAATCGAACCACGTGTGGTTCTCGATATCTTCAGGAGGAGTCTGTCAGCGGTGTTTCGATGAGGAGTGTAGCGAGTTTCATGGTCCCAAAACTATTCTTCCTCCATCAATAGTAGAACAACTCGAAGATGTTGTTATTGTGGGTAGTCCTTCTACTGGCTTTCTTATGGATATTTTTCCCGATGGGGCAGGGCATTCGTTTCAAAAAGTACGAGCAGATGGTCCACCCGTACTCGGGTCTCGACCCAGAAAGCTGGAGCAGGTTTTTGACCAACATAACCACTTTCGAGCGTTTGGTTTCGACATCAGACCTTGATATGGCCACAGCGGCTCTCTATTCCGCGACAGAGAACATTCGGGACATGGGGCTGGGCCTGCGTCGTGCAGATGACGAACACATTCGAGAAGCCCTCAACAAGATAGCGAGCGATCTAGGTTATGAAGGCGAATTTATTATTAACCAAAATGCTCTTTCAAGAGGAGTTTACTTCTTTCCGAGATACTTAAACGAAACAATGGCAGACTATCCAGAAAATGCCGACCCGCGTGAACAAGGAGCTGTTAAAAACCACGGACAGTGAGTCTGCTCCACCGACTGTCCTCCCCGAGGCGGCCCCCGAGACGCGCACGCGCTACGGCCGTGTTTCCAAGCCTCCAGTGAAGTACGAGCCGGTCGAACAGGTCGAGGACGACTACGCGGATGACGACTACGATAGCGACGACACGGATGACCTTGATGATGTAGAGATCGAGACCGATTCGGATGAGGAGGAATTTGATGAAGATGATGCGGATGATGATGGAAATCTAGATGGTTTTATTGTGCCAGATAAAAGCGAGAGTGACTCAGAGAGTACAGATGGAACCCCTGCCCTTCCTATCAAAAAACGAGGAGCCCCAGTCAAGAAGTCACCAGGAGGAAGTAAACGAGTGGCCCGCTCAGCGTGAGCCACAGCCAATGTTTATGCCAATGCCTTCTCAAAAGCAAAATATGATGGATGTTTTCAAGGGTGCGAATCCAATGGCAATTCTTCTACTTGGAATTGTCATTGGCGTCATCGTTGTGAGCATGCGCCCTATTGTAATTCAGTCAATGAAGCCCTAAGTCAACATATAGAGTGGTGACTTTCTGGGGGCGTCATCTTTTCCGACAAAGTCCCCAATGGGACCTGTCCTTCTTTTATATACATCTTCTTGAAGGAAATCTGTCCATGGATTCACACGAGTCTGTGTGGCAGGTTCCATATCCCTGAATACGTCAAACTGGTTGTCATAAGCGGCAACGGGTTGAGATATTCTGGCTGGCGGCGGTGGGAATCTCATGTATGTTATGAAAAGCAGAAACATTATGATTAAAATGCCCAAAAATTTAAAGAACATTGCTATTATTCGCTGCGAAATTAAGCCGAGGCCGCCTGGTCAGGGAACTCCTCAGTGTTGTCCGGCTTGGGCTCCTCCTCGCAAGGAGTCTCCTCAAAGTGCGTGCCGTTCGCCTTGGCGATCTCACGGCGGCGAACCACCTCGGCAGCCACGCGAATGTCAGCCATGGCCACAATCTCATCCATAGACTTGTCCGGGTGCTCCTTCTTCAGGTCCTCAATGAACTCTGCCGGGTGAGGGATAGGGGGCACATCGGGCTTGGTGTAAAACTTGGAGTTCTCATCTCCGGGCTCGATGTAAGGATACGGGCCAGGCTGAGGCTTGGCCATCATATCACGCTTGCGCTTCTCGAACATCGCCGCCGCCTGGCTCTGGTTCTCGCGATACTTGGTCATAATCTCCTCGAGCTTGTCGTTCTGGTAGTGCGTATCCTCAATCTCATCGCGCCGAGGAGGGATCAGGCACCACTTGTACATATCGACCACGTAAATATCAACGAGAGCATCATCCTTCTGCAGACGCTTGGCATGCTGTCCAGCCTCGTCACGGGTCGGAAAGCATCCGCGAATCTTCATTCCAAACTGCTCATTCTTCTGAGGAAGATCGGGACCCACGAAAGAAATGCAAGCGAAAAGCTGTCCTGGAACGGTCAAATAATCCTGCTCGAGAGTAGCCATATAAAAGAAGAGAGCTCTTATTTTTTAAGTAGATGGACGCAATTCGCAAGTTACACAACTCGGTTAAACGTGATTTCATTTCGAAATGGGTTCATAGGAACGAACTCGTTCTCGATTGCGGTTGTGGTCGGGGTGGTGACTGGCACAAGTGGAAGGCGGTCGGGGCCAGAGTCTTTGCCATTGACCCGGATGAGGAGTCCTTGCTCGAGGCTGAGAAGCGTGCATTCGAGATGAAGTTTGGTGTTTGGTTTTTGGGTAAGGGTGATATCCGTCAGGCGGCTTTCGCTGGCCCCTATGATGTCGTATGTTACAACTTTTCCATTCATTACATTGCGGAAAGTCCCGAAGTTTTCGAAGCCTCCTTGAAGGCTCTGGGTGTTGCTGTCAAGCCCGGTGGGTACCTTATAGGTGTCACACCCGAGAAGGCTCGTATCGAGGCACTTATTGGTCCATATGGATATTTCAAGGATGAATTAGGAAATGAAATTGCCATGATACAGGGCGGTCGAAGACTCGTGGTCCGTTTGGTCGACGGGCCCTTCTATGCAGATGGTGGTCGGGAGGAACCAATTTTGGACTCAAATGAGTTGGTCAAGGGTCTGGCCAATTTTGGATTCGAATTGATCCTCTGGGAGCCCATGCTGGATCAGCCCAATGGACTCATATCCGATTTATATTCAAAATTCGTCTTCAAGAAAAAGTCTTGAATTAGAGTATGTGGCCGGTATTGGCATTAATGTTTCTAACTTTATTGGCAATTGTTCGGTTCAACAAAGAACCTACAATGCTTACAGAACTCAAGCTCAGGTACTGGGCTATACTAGACATGCTCAGGGCATCGAGGGATCCGATGTGGATTCCGGTTCTCAAGCCCTCCATCATCACTGGTATTTACGGAAAGAAGGACGGCGTCATAGGTTCAAACGTGAATAAAGGGTACGAAATATACATCTGCCTTGATGGAGACGATGTAAACTCGGCGGTCTATGTGTTGATACATGAACTGGCACATATGTCTGTTCCAGAATATGACCATACGCAAAACTATTGGGAAAACTTCAAGAAGCTCAAGGATCTCTGTATTGAAAAGGGGCTCTATACCAAGGCTGGAGATCGCCAGTACTGTGGGGATACTATTAAAGATTAGGTCCGCAGGACCTGTTCTTTTGTTGAGCAAAGCCGGTCACGAGACAAGGGTCCTACGGACCCTCCCTGACTCGGTCCCTAGCGCTCATTCAGAAACTTCTTGGCAAAGTAAAATATTATGGCGGCAATGATTGCCGTCACAAACAGGCCAGTCGTGGAAACCTCACCCGACTCACCCATAAACTTGGGAACCATTGTGCTCAGCTTGCTCTGAACGGGTTTGGAGAAGGCGATGACCGCAGCGATGCCGGCTAGGGCCGCTGCAAACTGCTCATCGGTCAGGCCCCCTGGGTTCTTTCCTTTCTTAGAGGAGCCCTCATCGCCGCCGCTCCGAGCGGTCACGCGGTTTCCCTGCTGCATGGGAGACATGGGCGGTCCCATCACTTCGTTCTGCATCATCTGGCCTGGACCTGGCATAAGCTCCTCAATGGGTGTGGAAAAGTCTGCCATTTGAGATTCATCCAGGTTTTTTTCCGGCTCAAACTTCAGCAGTCCGGTTGGGACTGAATTTTTAGTATTCTTTTCCTCGTGCCTCTGAAGCGCCTGACGCGCAAGTTCCTCATTGACGGAAGGGAGCGCAGCTTCATCACTCAGTTGGTCTATGGGTGTTGACATAGTATCCATGCTCGGATCGTACGTCTGCATTAATCCTTAAAATGAAAAGAAACTTCCGTTTGTTGCGCGGCCTAACGACTCTTTTTGACGACAACGGTTGAACCCTTGCGCTTCACCTCCTCTACAGGTTTCTGGGCAGCAGCTTTCGGGTTGTAGTACCGCTGGTGATATTGCCAGAATGCAGGACCCCCGACCCTGAAGTTGCGGCGAATGGGCGACTTGTACCAAAACACACAATCTGTTATGCGGTTGGATTTGCTCGTGTTATCCAACACAAGACATTCATAGTTTTCCGTGCACGCATCCATCACCTGACTAAAACTATCATACGTAGGAAAGACTCCGAAAAAAGCCTTGTATAAATTCTCCCGGTTCTGCCGAACGTTGTCTCGAAGCGCAAAGACGTAATCGACATTCGTCCGAATCATGGGTGTCATATCCATACAGTACTGTGTGGTCATCATAAAGAATATCTTCCAGTGCCGGCCATTCATAAAGAGCTGGCGAATGGCTATATCTCGCATAAAAGCCCGATCATACATGCAATCGTCCATGAGAATGAAGACCGGCGAACACTTTCCTGCAGCCAGAAGCTTCTTCTGGCGCTCGATGAGCTTTTCAATAGCCTCTCTGTTGTAATCACTAAAAACGAAAAGATCTGGAATGAATTGCTTGTAATATCCGTTTCCCTCCTCTGTTCCGGACATTGCTATGCCGGCCGGCAAGTGCTTCTTGTGCCATAGGATATCAGTCACCAGTGTGGACTTTCCGGTTCCTCGCTTACCGATAAAAACGCAAACCTTATCGTCCCCCATCTTGGATGGATCGAACCTCCGCAACTGAAGACTCATCTGTAATTGTGTAATATAATAGAGTGTGTGCTGGGGCGCGCTGACAAAAACCTGTGGCTCTATTAGAGATGTCCGCTGGGTATATCCAGTTGGCAGCAATTGGTCAACAGGACCTGTATCTCACAGGAAACCCCGAAGTAACTTACTTTTCGGGGGTTTACAAGAGGCACACTCCATTTGTTCTTGAAGCCTTCGATATCCCCTTCAAGGATCAGCAAGTCCTATTTGGTAAGACGAATATTTGCAGAATACCTCCAAAAGGGGACATTATCAGGGGTATGACTGCTAAAATAAACTTGCCAGCGCTCACAAATCCTGGAAATAACTGGTCCTGGCCAAACCCCTCAACTTCATTGTATGTTCCTCATATCATCATTAATGGTACTTATTTTACGACGAAATCTCTTGCAAACGTATCGTTTTACAGTACTACAAACTTTGACTCGTGGATTTCTTCAAATACTTTGACATCCCCTCCTCTCACAACCTATATATCATATAACTCAAGTACAAACCAGTTCAACTTTGCAAACACATCAAGTATTGAGGTTGATAGCACCTTTGGGGTCTTTTGGGGGTTTGATCCGACCCAAGGGTCTCCTCGTAACTCGAACTTGGTCTATTCGGGAACTTCAAACGTAGTCACTCCAAACTTTACGCTCCAACAATCTGGATGGTATAATATAGCAAACTTTGTAAACCAAAAGTCTGGTATTTTTTTGACACCCGTGTCATACACAATATCAAGCGCATCTACTTATCTCAACTTTAATGGAATAGATGATGCCGGAAATTTTTTATGGATAAATCAAGTGACTCTTCCGAGCCCTCAGCCATTCTCAATTACAGGCCCTATAGGAAACTCGCCGGGAGGACGTATACAGTTTGGTGGTACCGGAACTTATGTTATGCGCATTATGCTCAATTTGCGTGTAGGATCTTTGGTGAGCGTTTCCTACGGTTCAACAACAACTGAGAGTTCTGATGATATCAACTCTCTAAACTTTACAACTACCGTCTCCTTCCCCGTGTCTCCGGACCCCTCATCCCCTCTCATGCTTCCTATAGTAGTTGTCAACACCTCAAACACTTACTATTTTTTCGCGACATCGACAACACCCGCATCGCTTCTTACGTCTTCATACTTTTCGATAAATCCGTCTGATGAGTTGTATCAACTCAATAAACCCGTGAACTTTTCTATTCAAAATAGCATTGTTCCTTTTTACGGGAACGTGACCCCCTTGAACTCTCTCGTGAACCTTCAGACCAATTCTTCATTTAAATTCTCATCCACAGGTACTTTCTTGATATCTGGAATTATATATACTACAGAACCAACCTATGTATCGAATGTTTCGGTCGCGGCCCAGGGCGTGTTGTTTGTGTATGACATGACACTTCAAGGCCGGAACCCCACATTCACCTTTTCTATCCCATTGACAGTTACAGATACAACTCAGACATACACCATAAGTGTGGCTGCGGGCGCAACCACATGGACCATGGGGTCTTCCTCATTTTTCACAATAAACCAAACAGGTTTACTACCCGGAGGAAAACCGGGTCAGGTTTTGCCATTTAACGGTACATTATTGACCCCGACGAACCTTTCGCAGACTCTCAACGGTCCTCTCAACCTTTCTACAAACTTTTCGGCCGTAACGGCATCCTACGATATTACAACGGCAGGAACTACGATGACATTTTCGAATACAGGAGTCTACATGATGACTGCAGTTATTTCTAGTCAATACGAAATAAGCAGTATAAGTTTTGGAACTTCAACTTACAACGTGGGTCTAGGGCTTCTTCCTCCCTACACTGTTTCTATTCCACTGAGCGTGACAACAACTCCTGCAACGGCTCAGATATCAGTCATCTCACTGAGTAGTTCTCCACAGACTATTAGTTCAAACACTTACATCAGCGTATATCCTATTGCTTCGAATAATGCAGTAAATTACAATTACAATTATAATGACTCTGTAGGAACCTGGGTTATCAATACGGCCGAGCTTAAGATTGGCGGCCAGTCTATTCAGACTCTTACAGGTGAATATATCGAGTTATGGAATGACCTCCATGTTCCCTATGAAAACCAGCCTGGTTTGACACTCCTCACTGGAAAATACGACACGTCAAATGTATTGCCCCCTGGTAGGACATACTTCACAAACTTGCCATTTTATTTTTACGGGTCTGAAGAGCTTGGGTTGCCCATAGCGGCTCTCGGCCGCCAAGACGTCGAGGTATGGCTGACCTTTCGCAACTTTTCTGAACTCACGAGTGTTATAGTCACTGACCCTACTATTACAGCAACCATCCTCACGGAGTATGCCTATCTCTCCGACCCGGAGATTGATTGGCTAACCTCTCATAAACTTGAATATGTCATTACTCAACAACAGTATCAATATTTTGATCTCTTGCCCAACTTTACGAGTTCAATTTTCGAACTGAATTTGATAAACCCTGTCCGTGAGATGTTTTTTGTTCTTCAGCCAATTACAAACCCCAATTACGACTATTCCGGGAACGGACTTCGGTCACTTGCCATGTCTTTCAATGGGGCAGAAGCTTTCACGGCAGATACAACAGATGCATTATATGTAGGTTCTCTTGTTCCTTTCAATAGGTACACAAACTACCCGACTCGAAACTTTTACATGTACTCATTCACAACCCAGACTGAAACAGGGAGACCTTTTGGCCAAGTAAATATGAGTCGAATCAGGCAGATTTTACTCGAACTTACTGCATCCCCATCTCTGTCTGCAAAACAGCTTCGAATATGCGCAGTAAACTACAACGTCCTGAGAATACAGAATGGAATTGCGGGCCTCATGTTCAACTCTGGTACCGTGTCCGTGCCCGTGAATTAGTTTCGCCATACCTAATAGATGGCTGGCCGAGCGAGCCTCGCCTTTTTAGGCCAAGAAGACCTTTCACTCAGTTCCAACCCACAGGTGACGTATTTTATAGAAAAATACACAGGTCAAACACAATTCGCATCACGGACCGACAAGATTCAATTTATGACTGGTTCTATCATTTTTGGCCAAGATACCCTCTTGACCATCCCGAAGTCAGCAGACTTGATCACTGCCATGTATCTCAAGATACCCATGTGGCCTATTT